ATACTATATCGCCTACATTGGGTATTGCAACTTTAGACAACGGATTGCTGCCACTTAAAATATTTTTACCTAGCTGCGATAACTCTGCCACTGCCATTCCACTAATACTTGCACCCTTATTGGCTGACGCTGACCTGTATGTTTTCCAAATTGCTGATCCAATATTACCTGCGCTTAAATCATCAACAACTTCGCTAGCTGTTTGTAAGATTCCGCCCGGGCCTAAAATACTATTTGTTCCACCACCTGCTGGTGTTAGTGGGCTTGGTGTTGTGTCATAGTGCATATCAGCAAAACCTGTGATTGTATTTTTAGATGTGCTTCCGCTGTAGTATTTTACTGCCTCATATTCCACCGTCATCTCGTGTTCCATTGTTTCGGTGTAGCCTTGTTGATTATGCTCGCCGTGTCTAAAGGATTTGATGACTGGGTTGATTAGTTTGTATTGACTAAATTGATGCTGATGTAAGCTAAAAATATCAATACTTGTTAAAAAGTTTATTGCAGAATTTGTTGCTGGACCAAATCCCCATAATGAAGATCCATTTGGTCCAGTGTCTTTTACATCTTGATCTACATACTTGTGTGGTGCTGTATAGGTCGCAGGCTGATGATCTGCATCTCTGTAAAAATAAGCAAAGTAGTTGATCCAAAAATTTCTAACAACATCTGCGCTATCATCGTGAAACTTCATAGTCACCGGATCGTAATGAATTTTAGTTTGCACAATGTTAGGTCTGTTATACGAATTCAATACCTTAGCATCAATTGAATACTTAGGCAAGCTAACACTTTTCATTAACATGCCTAACTCTAACTTACCGTAGGGATTTTTTGGATCATTGGCATAAGTAGGATCAGCAAAGTTAAAATAGGCATAAAACAAATACCCGTTTTTAGGCATTAGCCTATAGTTGTTTGCTATGTATAACTTAGAAGCGTGTTGAAAGTCACGTATTGAATCAGACGTGCCCAGTTGTTTCAAGAAGGTATTAAAGATACTTGTCATATTAGTATTTATAGTCAATAAAAAACCCGCATTTGCGGGTTCTTTACTTTAAAAAGTAATACTATTAGCCTGTTACAATTTGTCCAACTGTACGTGCTACGGTTGAACCGACTCCTACACCTGCTGGAACTTGCAATGCATTGTCGTAGCGCAATGTTAGTTGCAATGTAACTGCTTCGTTACTTGCATAATTTACGTCTTGGTAGTCAATTTGGCTAATGAAGCAGCCATACATTTCCCAAGTTTCTAGCGTTGTTGGGGTGCTGTTACCGTTTCCGCCGTCTAAGATTTCTAAACGTGTTAGGAACTTGTAATCAATACCCGAAGCTGCTGATGCTTGTTCTGCAAAGTCGAACTGCTTCTGCAACTGCTCACCAACAAGCTTGCTTACATTACCCGAGGAGTCATCACGCAAGATACATGTAACTTCTTGCCATTCTGGCTTGCCGACAATGTATGCCTTGCTGTTATAAACGTCCAATGTAATTGGGTTAAAATTAACCTGCGGACGCTTAAACTCAGTTACCTGTTTTGTTAGTTCTGTAACTGCTGCGCTAACTCCAAAGTTTTCAAAGCTTACACGAAAGCGAAACTTTAGCTTTGGCATTAGCAAGCCTTGCGATGTTGCGCTTTGGCTTGATGCTAGCGGTACTGTAAATCTTGTTAGCGACGAAATTGCCATGTAACTCTCCTAATGTGGCTTATACTAATATTTATCTTATTCTATATAGCATCGGGGATGCTTGGCACCCCCGATTATCTGCTAATATTATGCGCCAGTAGTAATTGCTCCTGGATTCATCAAACGAATTGGAATGTAAATAAACTCAACTGCTTTCATTGGTTCAACTGCAATATCTACATAAAGTTCGTTAGCCGCAATACGTGTTGGCGTATTGTTGCTGTCGTCGCAAACTACTAAGAAGTCATATAGACCACGCTTTGCAACTAGATCAACTAACGCACCTTCAATCAATTGCTTGATTTGGTCGCGGGTGATCTTATCGTTTGGTTCAAACAAGAAGCCATTGCCAACGTGTGCAAAAATTGTGCGCAGGTAATTAACCAAACGTGCAACGTTAATGCGATCCATTGAGCTTGCAACTGGGTTTAATGTCTTCTGACCAAATGCTAGCAAGCCAATTCCTGGTAGTAATGTGATTGGGTTGATAGCCATTGGATACATTGCATCACGTAGACCTTGGTTAATACCGTTCTGAATAAAGCTTCCAGATGCTGTATCAACATAACCAATTCCATTTGCGTTGTCAATTAGACCACGACGTGTGCCAGCTGGCGCAAACCACATATAGCTCACATTGTCACTACGAATAAACGTGCGCAACATCATGTGGCTTGGTGGAACAGCAATTGTATTTCCTGCCAAGTCATTTGTTAAACCACTTGGATAAAATACTGCTGTGTATGGATCTGCTGTTGCTAGGCCATCACCGTTTGTATCATCACGCCATGCTGTTAGTGCTGTGATTGTTGGTTGCAAGTTCATTGGTGTGTCACCAATAATAAAGCCTGTGTTCTTGCGATCATTGTTCAATGCTACCAAGTTAGGAATCAACTCTGGATAGCCTGGGCAGCATAGCAAGTTAAACTGGAATCCATCTTCACGAATCTGTGAGCTTCCATCAACTGCTGCCTTAAGTGCCTTAACAACCATTGCACGCTGTGCCTTGCGTCCCATGAATGGGCTGCCATCATTTTGCAAGCCGCTTACTGTTACCCATGTGCCTGCTTCTGCTGGCAATGTTTGATTTGGATATGCTTGTGCGTTAAAGTAGTTTGCATTAAATTCTTTAACGTTGTAGCCGCTACGACGTAGGTTAAACAATAATGCGCCACGTGGATATAGTGCATAACTTGGGCAATCTAAATCAACATAGTCGCTTGTTAGCAATGTGCTAATTGGAGTTAGCGCACCAACAATAGGATCTGTTGTGCCGCTATTATCCCAGCGTGCATCAGCAAACACAATACCATTTTGACTTACATGATCTGTGTTGTCAATTAGCTGCCACTGGTTAGTTGCTGTCCAACGACTAATTACTGGGAAACTATCTAGTGACTCTGAATTAATCCACAAATCACCTGGTACAAGAGCTGTTCCATCCGACTGTGTTACTGGAGGAAGGGCAGCTACAATTGCGCCATTTGGATCTGTATTTGTTAGATTGTATCCACGTGGATCACGTGTAACATTCTTATAACCTCTCCAAGCTGCGCCGTCATTGATCATGATATCAACTTGTGTTGGATCGCCAAAGTACCATAATGTGCCTGTTGCTGGTGCTGTATATGGTGCTGTTGTTGAATATGTATAGGTTAGTGGTGTTACGTTAGCAATATATACACCGCCCTTACTTGCCAACTGAATTCCTGTTGGTAGAGGTCCCGATGCTGGTTGAATCATTGCTGCTGCAAGAGGAGTGCCAGTTACGTTTTGTAATCTAATATATCCGCCTGCGCTATGAGTAAATGTAATCTTGCTACCATCAAATGATGCTGTTACATTTGGAATACTCTTTGCTAATACGTCTGACACAAAACCTGCTGGAGTATTTCCAGACAACTGAACTGTTACTGTTTGTGTGGTTGCAGTTCCGATAACTGAATATTCAATTAAGAATTGGTCCCCCGGTGTGAATGGAGTAAGTGAAGTAATTGCAAATCCAGATGCCTTTGCAGTTCCGCTAGTTGCAAATACATAGGCTTGAAACGAAGCCAATTCCGGAACATTCGGTGGTGTATAACGAATATATACTGTTCCTGCTGCAATGCCTGCTCCGCCACCAAATGGATCTAATCCATATAGTGCGCCCGGCAAGTCATTAAACAATTGTGCTGATTGTGCTGTCCATGAACGTGTTGCTTCCGAGAACTTGTTAATTACAATGTTTGCACCGTTGCCTTGCACGCTTGTCTTAAACCATACGCTTCCTGTTGGGCGTGGTTGTGGATCTTGTATTTGCCATGCTGGCACTTGAGCAAATCCGCTAAACTGTGTCTTTGGCGCATAGTATGTACCAATTGAAATACCTGCTAGTGTAAAGGCATTTGTTGTTTGAGCAATAATTAATGTACCGTCATACGCAATACCAGTGCTCTTTGCCTTATCACTTACATATAATGCAACTTTGCCATTTAGGTTTGCTGCTAAAACCCCGCTAATGTTTGCAGCATTAATCGATGCTACAAAAGCGTTGATATCAGTTCCACCAGTAATTGTAACCGTAACGCCATTAATTGTAACAGTGTCACTTGGTGTAAAAGTGTTTCCGCCGGTTGCTAGAGAATTTGTTCCAACAACTACCGGCAAGCTTAGTTGCCAATCTGTTGAACCAACTAGATACCAGTTATTGTCTACTGCTTTACGAAATACGTAATTATTTAACGATGATACATTAATTGCGTATTGGCCAATTTGACCAACTGACGAAGCAGGAAATTGGGCATTCACTGTAACAAAGCCAGTACCTTGCCAATCTAATGCCGTTGTCGAACCTGTAATTAATTGTGAGGCCGAACTAATCATCAATGGAACCTTGTTGCTAAATGTTTCAGCAACTGCATCCCACTCGTAAATACCCCATGTTGAATTTGAACTTGTGTCAAGCCAATATGTGCCATCTGCTGCGTCACCTACTGGACGAACGCTAGTTGCTGTAAGTGCTGCTAGGTCAACGTCTGCACGAATAATCAATGCGTTGTTACCTAGACCTAATGCGCTGTATGCTGCCATCAAGCCATACTCGTTTAATTCGTTGCCGTGCAACGGAGTGCCTGCTGAACTTAGTTGGAACGTTGGAGTGCCAAAGTTACTAACTAAATCACGCTGACTTGTTACGCCAATGATTGTTCCTGCATTTGCCTTTTGTGTGCCTGGGGCAACTGCATTATTGTAAATCTTATTTTGTGCTGTTGCAAGTAGGATGAAAGGGACTGTACCTACCGCACCTGGGACGTATTGGCTTTCGTCTGTTACGGTAATTTCTTGTCCTGGGGATACTAGTGCCATGTTGTGGTCCTTTTAAAGTATAGTAATATTTATTTTTTATTACGAAAAACGGTGCTATATGC